AGATACTGTAAGAGCACTACTAGATAAATATGATCCTAAGTTTGAAAAGATAAGTCTGCCAGAAAAAGAATGGGATATAATGATTAATAGATTGGTTACAGAATATCCAATGTATATTCAGACCGAGATATTAACATTAATTAAAACATTAGTCCCTGTTGAATTTAAAGTAACCACTTTAGGTATTGAATTTGATATAATAGAAGTATTTGCTGACCCATCGTCTATTAAAACAAGTATAAGAGCAGAGGCAGATAAATTTTATGACATGCTTCCTGCAGAATATAAAAATTATGATAAGTTTGATACTAAAGAATTAAAAGCGGAAGCTGTTTGGGATTATTTTCAGTCAGAAATAAAAAAGAAATTAAATTTATTAATGTCTGGCGGATTTGGAGATTTAATTAGTACGTTTGATACTATATGGACTCCGTTAGGACTACCAGCATTTCCTACATTACAAGAAATTGATATAGAGACATTAATAAAAGATAAAACTGCAGAAGAATTAAAAAAGATTTCAGTGTTTGGGTTTTCTTTAGAAGATTTACTTGGGGGTGAGATGAAAGATAGCCTTGTAATAGAAGGTTATGATAGAGAACGATTGAAGAATAAAGCGAGACAGTTTGCTCAAGAGTGGCAGTTACACTTATTTAAATTATGGATGCAAAAGGTAACGGCATTCTTTGACGCTATAGGACTGAGTGCATTGACGGCATTAATTACATTTAATTTCTGCCAATTTCTAACTCTGTTATCCTTTCCAACTACTATAGCTCTTCCAGCATCTGTTACAACAGTAATAAATACTACCATAAGTACACTACCAAATACCACTGAAACCGAAGACTAATAGGTATAAATAGATATATGGCAAGTTCACCAAAAATATTATCCGATAAAAGTATATCAGGAGAGCTAAGTAAGGCAAGAACTACTTCCAGAATAAAAGGTTGGAAGGACTTAGATCTGTCTTTAACTTTACATCCAGTTAGAAAGGACATAGTGCCTTTAAAAGATGATAATGCAATTAAGAATTCAGTAAAGAATTTATTAATATCAAATTTTTATGAAAGACCTTTTAGTAGAGATAAAGGTGCTAATTTAAGAGCACTTCTTTTTGAGCCCGCTGATGCCATAACAGAAATTGCATTAAGAGATAACATTATACGAGTACTAAATAAGTATGAACCCAGAATATCTGTAATGCGGGTAAGAATTTTACACGAAGAAGATTCCAATAGTTACAATATTACAGTAACTTTTAAAATAAAAGAATACGATACAAATCAATCAGTAGAAATCGTATTAAGAAGATTGAGGTAACCAATGGCAAGTAATTTAAATGTAACTGAACTAGATTTTGACCAGATCAAACAAAATCTAAAGAACTATCTAAAAACACAATCAGAGTTTAATGATTATAACTTTGAAGGTTCCGGTTTAAGTACCCTATTAGATGTTCTCGCATATAATACTCATTATAATGCAATGGCGGCTCATTTTTCACTAAATGAAGCATTCTTGGACTCAGCACAAATACGTGGTAATGTAGTCACAAGAGCTAAACTTCTTGGTTATGTTCCAAGATCGGTTCTTTCACCTAGAGCGTCAGTTAATATTACAATAGATGTTACTACTGAAGTTGGTACTCTCCCTGATACCTTAACTATGCCAAGAGGCACAAAATTAACTAGTTCTGTAGCACAAAAACAATATCAATATGTTACTTTACAAACTCAAACTGCAGATTTGGTAACAGATGCTTCTACTAATCCTGTTACTAAAAGCTATATATTTAACAATGTTTCTATAGCACAAGGCTATTATAAATCACTAAAATATCGTGTTGATAATGATATTGAAAATCAGAAATTCCAAGTATCAGATTCAGATGCAGACACAAGTACTTTAAGAGTACGTGTCCAAGAAAACGAACAGTCTAGTTCTTTCGATATTTATACAAGATTTGAAACACTACTTAATGTTACTTCAACATCGCAAGTATATTATCTACAAGAAAATAATTCAAACTATTATGAAATATATTTTGGAGATGGTGTTACAGGTAAGAAACCTTTAAATAATAATATTATCACATTGGATTATGTTTATACTGATGGTGCTGAATCTAACGGCGCTAATGTATTTTTAATGTCTGATTCCGTAGGGGGTTTCGGAACTTCATCAGTAGTCACAGTATCTCCCGCTGCAGGTGGAGCAGTACAAGAAACTTCTGAATCAATACGATTTAATGCTCCTCTTACGTTTACATCACAGAATAGAGCGGTTACTTCTGATGATTACAGGGCAATTATTCAAAGAGAATTTACTAATATCTCGTCTATCTCATGTTGGGGTGGTGAAGATAACGATCCGCCTGATTATGGCGCAGTTTATATTTCTATTAAACCTATTATCGCAGAAACTCTTACTACTGCAGAGAAACAAGAGATTACTGGTACTATTCTTAAAGGGAAGAACGTAGTATCTATTACACCATATATTGTAAACCCTAATTATACTTACTTAGAATTAGATGTATTTTTTAAATATAACCCAAACCTTACAGATAGAACTTCGGTAGAACTAGAATCTGTTGTCAGAGATACTATCTCTGATTATAATTTTAACCAGTTAAACAAATTTGATGGCGTATTCAGACATTCGCAATTAACATCTTTAATAGATAAAGCTGATCCTGCTATTCAAAACTCGACTGTAAGACCTTACATGTTTATGACCATCACTCCAAGTGTATCAGAAGGTGCTAATAACTTTGACTTAAATTTCACATCACCTTTTTACGAAAGTGGTGCATCAACAGATTATATCATAACATCTACACCATTTAAACTTGCGTATTCAGGAACTATTGACCATTACTTCGGAGATATTCCGCTAGAAAATACGACAGATAGACAAGTAATAATTTATAAAATAGTTGATGGTAAAGATGTTGTTGTAATTAATAATGCTGGAACAGTTTCACCTGGTAGTGGTAAAATTCAACTTAATAACTTTACAGCGTATTCTACCGCAGATATAAGAGTTACAGTAACTCCAAATTCTTTAGACTTAGCACCTAAAAGAGATCAGTTAATTGCTATTGATGCATTACGTGTTAAGATTACTCCAGCAGTTGATACTATTGCAGTATCTGGTTCTACTGGAACAATAGACTATACAACACCATCGAGATTTAGATAATGGCGATAAAAGACCCTTCATTCTATTCTAATGATATATCTTCACAAGGGTATATTGAATCTACTGCGTCTTCTACGCGGAAGAGTAAAGAAAAATTAAGAGTCGATTCATTAATACCTTCAGAAATATTAGAAAATTCAGCAGGAATTAAACAGTTACTTGAAGCGTATTATACGTTTATGAACTTGGATGAATTTATTTATGAAGAAGATGAATCTTTTACGGATATTATTTTAAATGGAAAGGCAGTCTTTAGAATACCAGATCCTAATAACGAGAATGATGAATTCTTTACTGATGAACAAGGTGCGTCATCTACTCTCTTATTAACAGATCCTTCGAAAGGCCCAGGCCAAGCAGGTTATCAACAATTATTTGCATTAGATGCTCAAAAAGTTAATATATCTAATGGTAATGAATTACCTGGTTCTTTGGCTACATTAACATCAGAAGTTGGTAAAACTTTTCAAGTGCAGATGCTGGTAAATAATGAAATTAGTAACGTATATAATGGGTTTACTGCAAAATTAACTACACCTGTTAAATATTGGGTTGGCCCAGGGCCGTCGCATGTTTTAAATAATATTGAAAAGGCAATGGATATTGATGCTAACTCTCAGCAATTTTTAGAGTTAATGCAAAAAGAAATTGCTGCTGTAATACCTAGAAGTATTACGGTTAATAAGAGAAACCTATATAAGAACATTGTAGATTATTATAAAGTCAGAGGTTCTGCAGATTCTATAGAAATATTTTTTAGACTTTTATTTAATGATGAAGTAGAAGTACAATTTCCATGGGACAAAACTTTAATACCTTCATCTGGTAATTGGGACGTTGACGCTGCTCTCCCGAAAGGTGGGCAATATTTAGATAATAAAGGCCAACTATCTAATACTATTAAAATACAAGATAGTTTAAGATTCCAAAAATTCTCATATTTAATTAGAACAGGACAGAACGTATCTGCTTGGGAAAATGTATTTAATAGATTAGTACACCCTGCTGGATTTAAATTCTTCGGCGAAATTTTAATGATTATAGAATTATCTAAAGCTATTATGGGTGAAGATACTGTACAAGGTGATAGATTAAATAGATTTGTAAAATCTGCTATGCCATTTTTACAACCAGGTGCTATCGGTATTGAAGATTTACCTGTACTTGTCGAAATGTTTGCTTCAATATTTTTACCTGAGATACAAAGTAGAGTACACAAAACCGGAACAGTTAGTATACCTCCCCAATTTCTTAAAAATGGAATTATTACTAGTATTGCAGTTACAAATCCAGGTAGTGGTTATTTAACTGCTCCTACACTGACATCTGCTGATACTGGTACTCCTGCAGCACATACAACCGCAACTCTTGCAGCAAATATCGCCAATGGTGGTATTACTTCCGTAACAATAACAAATGGCGGATCCGATTATAATACCGCAGTACTTACTGCAGCTGCTCCACCGGCTCATGTGTTCGATGGTAGTGATGATGAAGTTGGCGGAACTGGTATTATTAATCTTACCGATAACACAATTAAATTAACTGCTCCTCAGGCAGCATCTATACCAGTTGGAGCACGTGTAACATATAGTTCTGGTTCTGGAACAGCTATAGGCGGATTAGTAAGTGGTACACAGTATTTCATTAAAACAAATTCAGGTACAGAGGTCACATTATCAGCTACTAACGGTGGTGCAGTAATTGATATTACTGGTACTGGTTCTGGTACTTCACATTCATTCACAGGTGTTACTGCAACATTACAACCAACTACTACTAGTGGTATTGTTACCGGTATAGAAATTTCTAATCCAGGTTATGGCTATAGTGGAACACAAACATTAACTTTTAATGGTACCGCTATTTCAGGACAATCTTTAGTTGCGCCAGTTATAACAATAGGAGTTGATTCAGAA